TCCGAGTTGGAGACTTCTTCTCCGTTGACCAGTTGACTGGTCGTGCTACATTGGATGCTTCTGCGTTCAACCTTTCTGGTTTGACAGAATTGAGACTTGGTGCGATTGGTGGTCAGGTCGGTGAGGCGATCAACGAGTTCTCCTCTGATGAGTCACTCGCTGGTAACTCAAACACTGCTTGTCCTACTGAATTTGCGGTTAGAGGTTTCTTAACTCGTGGTTCAATGGGTACTAAGGCAATGACACCTCCTGTAGGTACAACTGCTCAAAGACCTGGCGGTGTTGATGAAGAGTTCAACACAGGTTGTTTAAGATTCAACTCTGAGTTGGGTGCTCTTGAATACTACAATGGATCTTCATGGATTCAGCCTGGTGTTCAGTCATACAGTACTGTTTCTTCAAGTTTCAATGCTACTGCTGGAGTTAAGTACTTCGTTAACAGTGGTGGTGGACAGATAACCGCTACACTCCCTGCATCTCCTGACTTAGGTGCTGAGATTACATTCATGGACGTTGCTAAAACTTTCGACTCAAACAACTTGATTGTTTCGAGAAACGGTAGACCAATTCAAGGTGACAATGCTAACCTAACTGTTTCTACAGAGGGTGCTGCATTTACACTCATCTACTCTGGTTCTACATACGGTTGGAGAATCTTCTCCATCTAATTTGAGATCCTTTATATTATGTTTTTTATTCAAACCCTTTTAGGATCGTAAATGGCCAACTATAGATCATATAGACAGATTAGATCAGACCAAATTTCGTCAGGGTCTATTGACCCTGCGAAGCTGCAGTCTGGTGTGGCTCCTCGGTACTGCGTAAAGATGTTTTATGGACATCCTTGTTACTGTACGCCTGGGTGTTGCTGCAACTGGTCAGTGCCTTCTGGAGTAGAGAAATTAACTATCGAACTCTGGGGTGCTGGTGGTAATGGACATGGTGCATGTTCATGTAATAGATGTCAACACTACAGAGGTGCTTCTGGTGGTGCGTACAATACTAAGACAATTTCTACCACTGGAGGTTGTCAATATCGTGTATGTGCTGGTGGTGTCTACAGATGCTGTTCGAGAGAATGTAACGGATGTAATGGATGTGCTTCTTATGTAAATGGTTACAACTTAAGTAACTTCTGTGCTCACGGTGGTGCAAGAGGTTGTGCAAACCCTGACTGGACTGTTAGATGTACATCAACTAACTGGTGTTGTGTATCGCCTGGAACATGGGGTGGAGACTTCGCAATGGCTCCTCACCAAAAGGGTTGGTCAGGTCACTGGAACTGTCACTGTACTGGTGCGGTTACAAACGAAGAATCATCAGGTGCTCCATTCTTATCAACAAATGGTGTTGAACAGATGATGGAACAGTGCTGGATTCGTTGCGGATGTTGGACTGCTCCTTATGCAACAGGTGGACAAGGTGCAATGACTTCATACTGTGGTCGTTGTTGTGGACAGGGCGGTCAAGGCGGCTCTGGTGTCGTCCGAATTACTTACGTCTAGGTATTAAACAAAAATGGCAAGTTATTCATCATACAAAAAGATAAACGGAGATCAGATTCAGTCTAACGCTCTGAACGGTGCTAGTTTCAGTAGTTCTCCGAACTGTACCTACGGCGTAAAATGGGTTTTCGGTATTATGTGTCGTTGTTCGCCAGGTTGTTGTTGCAACTGGTCAGTCCCATCTGGTGTACAAAACATGTGGGTTCAGGCTTGGGGTGCTGGTGGAAATGGTACTGGTGCATGTTCATGTAACAGATGCCAACACTACTCAAGTGCTGGTGGGGGATATTATAACTCTAAAATGATTACAACCAACGGTGGTTGTAGTTATACAGTCTGTGCTGCTGGAGTTTATAGATGTCTATCTAGAGAATGTTATGGTTGCGTAGGTTGTTCATCTTATGTGAACGGATATAACCTATCAAACTTCTGTGCTATCGGTGGATGTAGAGCAAACGCTAACCCAAGTTGGGCAAACTCCTGTACATCTGTTAATACCTGTTGTAGAGGTCCTTCAACAAACGGTGGAGACTTCGGAATGGGTGATCATGCTGGTGTGTGGAACGCATCTAGACACGATACTTACAGAGGTTGGTGTCATTGTTACCATTATGGTCACAGACCTGGCTCTGCACCTCTAATTGGTACACAGGTTACTCAGTCTATCAGAGAATGTTGGATACGTTGTGGTTGCTGGATCGTTCCTTATGGACACGGTGGACAGAACGCGATGTCTACATATTGTGGTAGATGTTGCGGACAAGGTGGTACTGGTGGTGGCGGTCTTGTCAAAATTACATACTTCTAAGGGAAAGTAAATGGCTTCTTATTCAAGTTATAAACGAATACAAAACTCACAGATTGACAATGCTAGTATCCCTAGTAGTGCGGTACAATCTGGGTCATTCGCTAACTGGTGTGTAAAATGGATCTATGGTCATCCATGCTATTGTACACCTGGCTGTTGTTGCTACTGGCAAGTTCCTAGTGGAGTGACAAGAATCACTTGGGAAATCTGGGGTGCTGGAGGTAACGGACACGGTGCATGTTCATGCAACAGATGTCAGAACTGGCATGGTGCTGGTGGTGGATACTATAATACAAAAACTATTTCGACTACGGCAGGATGTTACTACACTGTATGTGCTGCTGGTGTTTACAGATGTTGTTCTAGAGAGTGTACAGGGTGTTGCGGATGTAACTCCTATGTAAATGGATATAACCTTTCTAACTTCTGTGCTTTAGGTGGTACTAGAGGTTGTGCAACTGGTGACTGGTCATCAAACTGTTATTCATCATTCCATACTTGTTGTATGCAACCTGGCGCTCACGGAGGAGACTTCGGAATGGGCAACCACGGTGGTAACTCATACAGACCTGACGGATTCAACTGTCACTGTTTCTATAATGAAGGTAGACCAACAGGTGCTCCATTCATCGGAACTCTCGGTGTTTCCTACGGACAAAGACAGTGCTGGATGCGTTGTGGTTGTTGGACAGTTCCATACGGACATGGTGGTCAGGGTGCGAACAGTAACTACTGTGGTAGATGTTGTGGACAAGGCGGACAAGGTGGATCTGGACTTGTTAAGATCACATACGTCTAAACCGAACAAGAAAATTTGTCAAAAGAGGGTTATAGACCCTCTTTTTTTATAAATAGTCCCGAAGGAGTAAACCCGAAGAAATCCGCAATGGCAACAAAAATTATTTCACAAGGATGGCAACTATCATTGCCGAACGACTTTCTAACAGATCATTCATTCTCTGATGGAAAGCAAAGAGACCAAACTTACGATGGTCCAGACAAGATTTTTCTGCAAATTGATGCAGAAGGTAAAGAAGTATATGGTCCTCTAACAGAGGATGATATCGCAGATGGTCGTCCCAAACCACTAGACGTTGTACAGTGGTATGAAGTAGACTGTGCTAGATCAAATCTACACACACTTATTTGCCAACTCAGAGGCCCAGTTATCAACGAGAAGGAAGAAGATAGAGGTGCTGGAACTGATGTGTACCATGCTGGATCTCCAGACATGACTGCTGATGGATATGACAGATTCACATATTCTTCAACACTATTCCCTGATGACATTTACAACTTTGAGACTATCAGAGTTGCAAACCCAGGCTCCGCTGGCCCTGATGACATTTCAATTCAGGCGTTCACACCAAAAGAAAAGTTAAATGGTGTTGACTTAGACAAGACATGGGAGCACGTTAGAGCTCATAGAAACAATGTTCTTGCTAATAGTGATGGACAAATTGCAGAGGATATGCCTGATGCACTTAAAGAAAAGTGGAAAACTTATCGTCAACAGTTAAGAGATCTTCCAGGCAAAATGCAAGCTGCTGGAGTTCACCCCAACTTTGCTGACTTAATGTTCCCAATAGAACCTGAGTTCCAAGATCCACCATCTCAACCAAATGCAGATGCTACAGAGGCAGAGTCATGGATGCCACCTAACGCAATGTAAAATAAAACTTTATATATAAGTTAATTCAAGATCCTCGTAAGGGGATCTTTTTTTATTATCTGGGGTTATGTTTGAAGTAAATTCTATGGATCCTGTGATACACAGGGTTTACGATCATTCTAGAATGAATGATGCTGGTTTTTGTTGGCGAAAAGTATTTGTAATTGATGATTTTTACAAAAATCCTGACGAGATAAGAGACTATGCTCTATCTTGTGAACTAAAAAATGACAAAGAAAATTGTGGTGGTCTAGTAGGATCAAGAGTAGTAGAAGAAAATCAGGAGATGATTGACAATCTCCGACCAGTATTTACTAAACTCTGTCAGCATGATGAGTGGAAAAATGTAGAGTACACTGATGGTATGTTTCAATATAAATGGGACAATATGAAATTCTTGGTGAACCATACGACACATGAGGATATAAATCGAAGATTCAATAAAGAAGTTTTTATTTACACTCACCATAAAGATAACATCGAAACTAAGTGGGCTGCGTTAGTCTATCTGAATAAGCCAGAAGAGTGTGATGGTGGTACAGACTTCTATAAATTCATAGAAGATCACCCATATGGTAATGATTACAACATTAAAAAAGATATAAAGTTGACTATGGAGATGAAATATAATAGAATGGTATTATATGAAGCACGACATACTCATGGAGCTACCTTAAACAGGTCTATGTTTAAGGAATATCCTAGACTGGCACAGGTGTTTTTTATGTGACTATATAGTACAGGAATTATGAAAACTATGAGATCGAAGGCGTTTTTTGTTAATGGTGGAGCGGGTAGAGTTATAAGTTCAATCCCTGCATTTGAGAAATATGCAGAGAACAATGACGACTTTATTATTGTGTGTGAGGGTGGTACAGACTTCTTCAAAGGACACCCAGTATTAGATGGTAAAGTTTACGATCACTGGCATAAAAATCTTTTTCAACAACAAATTAAACATAGAGATTGCGAGACTCCAGAACCATATC